TATCCGCTGTTATTGTCTACAAGGTAGAACTTGGACGCATCGTTTGGCGTTACGGTGACTGTGCAAGCCTCTGTCGCGCCAGATAGCACCAGAACTTTATACATCCCATCGCTAAGAGCATCACCAGTTGTGCCATTCGCCGTGCTTAGAGAATGCGCCGCACCCGATCCAGAGAGGTCAATCGTGCCAACGCCAGACGCCGCGCGGTCCAGGATGTCAAAGTTACGGTTTGTAATTTGACCCCATGTATCAGTCTTTTCGCCGTCAGCGATCTTTTCAACCGCGTTGTTTAGTGTCCAAGTGCTTGCCATATCAAATTCCTCTGGTTGCGAGCATATTACTTATTTTATGCCGCCGCGTCTATGGATTGGACGCCATACCATGTTGTACCACCGTCTCTTGTCCAGAAAACGTAAATGTCAGTCTCACCGCTTGCGGGTGCATCTGGCGCTGTACCACCAGCCCAGTCTACTGAGCTAGGCCATGTGACTGTTGAGCCGTTGCCTGTAAGTTGTAGGATGAAGCCTACTGAACGTCCTGATGTTACACTGCCAAAAGTAAAAGTTGTGTTACCTGTCATGGTAAGACTAAATGCACCTGCATTATCAGCATCAGGAGCAGGTGAAGTGCCAGATAAAGCATCATAGTCTTCTTGCAGGCTTTCAGCCATAACTACGCCTGAAAAAGTAGGGGATGAGGAAACATTTAAGGTAACTGAACCAGATGCGCCACCACCCGTTAAGTTAGTACCCGCCGTGACGCCAGTGATATCTCCAGTGTTTGTGGTATAGCCAGCACCGTTTGTCAGCTGGTTGTTATTTGTAATGTAGTTAGCATTAGTAGCGCCTGTGTAACCTAAATCACCAAGAGTTAGAGTGCGAGTACCCATGCTGGTAATAACACCGTCTGTGACGAAGATATTATCAATAATAGTTGAGCCAGAAGTATTGATGTCGCTGTCAGTGCCAATTACAGTATTGTATGTACCAGACGCTTGCTTACCATCCAGCGCAGTCTGCAATCCGTCTACATTTGAGATAACGTGGTTGTGGCTATCGTCTGCTACAGTGACAGTAAGTGTAGCATTGCCAAGGTTAGTGAATGTAGCACTACCAGACGCATCACCATTAAGCGTCAGTGTAGGGTCAGCCGTTGCCGTTGTGCTGATGCTGATATTGCCAGAGCCATCAAAGTTAGCGTTGCCGGTGACAGCGCCAGTGACAGCAATATTGCGTGCAGTTGCCAGTGTGCTTGCTGTAGTCGCAGCGATACCCAAGGCGTCAATGTCAGCCTTCGTCTGATCGGCAGTAGCACCGCTCTCCACACCATCTAGCTTTGTGCCATCCGCAGCAACGTCACGCCCGTCCACAGTGCCAGACACAGTGATGTTGCCAGTTACGCCCAAAGATGTATTTGCTGTCAGAACAGTAAACGTACCAGCGACAGCCGTAGTGCCGCCGACAACAACATTATCAATAGTGCCAGAGTTAATATCAATGCCAGTGACGGGCGTAGTGCCGTCAAGCACATCGTCAATTAAATCCATGCTATCGTTTAAATAGCCGCCCCAAACGTCCTCGTCATCCGCGACTGTAGGTTTTTTTAGGTTATATGTTGTTGTATAGGCAACCATGTCTAAATCCTTATGCCGCTCTCATTGGCAGTTCTGTCCAATTAACGCTACTATCTGCAAGCGGCTCCCACTTCTCTCGAGCACTTGCAGCGAACAGTGCAGTTGCCGACACGCTAGAGCCAGCACTTTGCACCCTGTTGCATATCGCAGTGACGGTTGCCGCTACGTCAACATCACTCGCACCAGCCGCATTAAAGTTTGCAGATGCGCTGAAAGTTACAGCCGCCGCCACATTTGATGCAGCCTCTCGTACACGCTCCGTAATGTCTGCAATCGTAACTGCTGGGCTTACCTGTACGCTAGACTGTGCAACGCGGATTGCGCCACCTGTAACTGTAAGCGATGGGGTGACGGTCGCAGAGCCAGCCGCATTAACCGATCCAATCGGCACCATCTCCGCTAGTACGTTAATCGGTACGCTTCGCTCTACAACGCGCAGGTAGCTAACAGACGTTGCGCTTGCAGCCGTTAGTGCCGCAGCGCCTTTAACTGTAACCTGAGCCTCAGCCGTGGAAGTTGCAGACGCAGAAATAGAGGCGGACGCATCAATGTATGAGCCGTCAACTCCGTAAAACCATGTACTGTATAAACCCTGACCGTAGGCCATGCGTCAGCCCCTAGTTAAGCGTGATGTCTAGGTCGCCGCTTGGAATGCGGAACACGTCACCCGTTTCAATAGTTTTAGATGATGTTAGTGCAGCCCATGCCATCAAGTTGCCAGCAGAGGAAGCATCAAAGATGCCCACATGAGTAACCGTGCCGTAGTTGGCCGTGGCTGTCGGAAACTCTACCGCCGCATTGTTTGACGTTGTGTCGCCAGACGTTGTGAAGGCAATAGTTTGACGCGCATAAGCGCCGCCCGATACCTCTGTACCGCCGCCACTGTCAGACGGTGCAGCCGTAAACAGCGCAACGTAGTGTGTTCCGGGGGCAGTGTATGCAACGCCAGCAAAGACATGGTCCAGCACCTTTGTTTCTAAATAGTCTGAAAAGCTCATGTTGGTCTCCTAGATATATCTTAATTCCCTATACACTACTTTTAGGAAATTAGTAAGAGTTAACTTGAATACGCATCCCTGCGCTTGATTGTTTGGCCCTGTCACTAGAACTATTTAAGCCTTGTATTGCAGAAGTATAAAGTTGAGCCCAAGTTGGCAGACGCTCATCTTCTCCTAAAAAAGGCGCAGCTTGCGTTAGAGCACCATAAACATAAGCATCAGGCGCATCAGTTAGTAACCAGTTTGTTGTTTGGCTGTCAGACAGAGCAGGAATTTCTTGGTAATAAACAAGCTCCATTATGTATGCCGCATCAGGTGTTGGGAAAAGCTCAAAACTTTCACCAATGTGTGCATAAAACTGAGGCCTTCCATTGGCGTTTCTACTGTTTTGCCTACGAATTATTAAATCATTAATAGTTGTAAGCTGTAAGGCAAAGCCATCACCAGAAGTTATACTGAAACGGATGGTTTCAAGCCAATCTGCCGGAACGGCGCTATATTGGCTGTCCAGTTCACCAGAAGAACGCTCAACCATTTTGTAATGACGGATTTGCCTTTGCATTTGTTTTTCAGCGAAATTTATGAAGTCTGGTATTTGATCTGTAAGGTCATCACGGTTTAACCAACTACCAATTGACGTTTTAAGCTCTGAATAAGTTGAAAGTGCCATTTAACAGTCCCATGCTTTACGCGACCAATAATTAGCCGACAATTTGCTATTCTTGCCCTTTATACCACCAGAACGCGCACAATACGATGCTTTTCGACTTGGCGTGTTTTTCTTAATGGTCATGTTGGGATCGCCAAAGTTTACTTTTTTAACTTCATTGCCCTCAACAGCAAGGACTTCAAACTTCTTTGGGCCACCCCGGCGCGGTTTATTGACTGCCGTGAACCCGTGCCGCTTTTTTGCCGCCGCAATCTTTTCCGCTTTTGTACGCATGAAAATAAATAAGCCCTACGATTTTAATAAACACTTGCCAGCCATTGCGCATTTACTTGGTATTGGACAGCGTTTACATGGCTTAAAAGATGCTGCGGAAGAATACTTACCAGTTTTCATTTCTTTTTGCCGCCTTTTTTCTTACCCATACCTTTTTTACCGTAGCCCATTACGCTTTCCTTTTTACTGGTTTTTTCTTAGATTTCTTTGCGTCCGTCTTAATGACTTTTAAATTTGACCAAGCGTTTGGATATGCAGAACCCCGGCGCTCCGACATAGCCCTTGCTCTTGCAATTTGTGCTTTTGTCATCTTTGCCATAACCAAACCTCAGAAAGTTATTAGCAACCTATCACATTATGCTATTCCACGCAATCCACGCTTGATTGGTGCGCCCCATTCGACTTCAGGCTTATAACCAACAGCCAAATATCTAAACGCATCTGCCCCGTGAGAAGTCCAATCGTGCAAAGGTCTACCGCGCCAAGACTTCATGCGCTCGTCAAACTCACGGCGATATTGCAAAAGCGCCTCGATGCCTCGATCACATTTTTCTTCATCAAACCAGCAACGGTTCAACATAGAACGAGCAGCTTGTATGCCATCCTCGATGCCCAGCCGTGGCGCAATATCTACGTTTTTAATGCCCAGCGCGTCCAAAGTTTCTAAACGGCTTTTACCTGTGCCAAGCTCTTTCACGCGAACATCGTGGGGCAATATGTGCCGATCATAATGGTATCCACGCTCACTTAAAGCCTTAGCGTAATGGTCTAAGCCAACGCCGCTGCTCTCATAATAATCAATCAAGCGTATTTCTTTACCGACATATTGAGCAAACCAAATGGCAGTGCTGTCGCCAATACCCAAGTCCCAAGCGGTTATTACACCAACGCCAGGATCATACGGAACTTTTGATACACGCTTTTCCTCTTTGGCTTTTTTCATTTCCATAGCATAATATGCGCCTTGGATCGCCGCTTCAAAAGAACAAAGAAACTCTTGAGCGTACCGATCTTCACCCATAGTGCGCTTGGCTTCGGATAACTCTTCGTCATCCAATATGCCTGTTTCGTCGGCCTTATACATCGCGCAGAACCAAGCGGGATCAGATTGTGCGTGGTGGTATATATCCCAGAAATCGTTTTTGCCTTTGGGCGTTCCGATAAATGTGGCGCGGCCTTTACGATCAGCAAGGCTGGGGCGAATAACAACAGGCCAAGCATTAGCCGGGAAGTCAGCGGGTTCATCAAGCACAACGCTGTCAAAATACAGCCCACGCATAGCATCGTAGTTATCAGCGCCGAATAAACGTATGCGCGAACCATTAGGGAAATCCACACGCAATTCACTGGCGTTAGAAACTGCGCCTTCAATGTCCTTGGTGTATTCCAGCAAATAATCCCAAGCGATAGCTTTGGCCTGTCTGTAATATGGGGCAATGTAAGCAACGCGAACATTCTTGCGCGGTATTGTTAGCGCATCCCGTATAAGGTCATTGATAGCCGCAACCGTCTTGCCAAAGCGCCTGTGAGCCACGATCACCGCCCAACGCTGCTTTCGGGCATGATACGGCTTTAAATGCTTTCTGGGGCGGTAATTAATCGTCCTCGTCGCCATCATCTAACCACTTATAAGCCAAGACGTGTTCACCGTCATTACCAGCACCTTCAAGCCTTTGCGTTTCTTTCCATCCAGCTTGGGTTTTTAAATAGAATATTTGCGCACCTAAATCACCGGACCGGGCTTTCTGAATTAGATTTTGAGCAACAAAGCCAACGGCTTCTGCTTTTCCCTTTTTATATTGTGCGGAAACTTCTTCATCACGCTCCATTATGTCATAAAAAGTGCGCCGCCCAATACCAAAATAATCAGCTATTTGTTCAGTGCTAAGAACCGCAGCCAGTGTTTTTATTTCTGACTTTTGTGCTTTTGTTAATTCTATGCGCGGTCTTCCGCCTTTGTTTTTTTCTTTATTTTCCATATTGCATTACCCTCTATGCTTGTATATTGTATTTTACACAAGGAGAAAAAACATGACATTCACCAACACACATGAGCAATTTTGTTTTGACACTGCGGTAGAGTTTAGCGCAGTGAGGGGCTTTGGCGGAAAACGTACCCGCAAAAACTTTACGCAGTACCAAGATGCAATTAAATATGCACAAACCTACGGCGACAAACGCACAATGATTTACGCAATAAACGCCATTGGAAACTCTGCGCACTTGCTTAATGCCTAAACTAAACGCCACGTTCAAAAACCTTTATATCTGCTTTGCGCACATCAAAATACTGCATTGCATCAGCAATTGCTTTAAGCGGCATTCCGTTATCACCGCAAGTATAACAATCCATGCTTAAAAAATTTCGCTCTGGAAATGTATGAATGGTAAAATGGCTTTCAGCCAAAATCCAAGCACAAGTGAACGCGCCTTGATCATTAAATTTGTGCATTTTGAAACTTATTATAGTTAAATTTGATTTCTTTATAGATTCACTCAACTCAACCAACAAATTTTCGTCTGCAAGAATTTCAGATTCGTTAAGCCAAACGTCAGCAATAACATGGTTGCCTTTAGTCTGCATTTTCTGCCTCCATGTTAATTTTTATTTCGCCTAAATAATTTGCTGCTTTTTTGGCATCGCCTTTTATAAAAACCAAGATATTTTGATGCATTTTGCCAACTTTACGGCTTGCTTGCATGGCCTTACCAGCCCTTAAGGGAAGCGTTCCAGCACTGTTCACCAATATTATTTCATTGTAATATTCATAACCAGCGTCTTCCATTATGTTTATGGTGTTTGGAATTGTGCCAATATATGAACCACCTTTTCCACGGACTTCACCCATTACAATGACGGCAAATCTGTTTTCTTTTAGTTTGGCAAAAGTGTTTTGCAAAATTTTCTTATAAATTACAAAAAAATTGTCGTGGCTCATATTGCTTAAATCGTTTGGATCATCGCTGTAAACTTCCAAATCCGCATAAGGTGGACAACTAAATATTAAATCAACACTTTCATCTTCTATATAATTATCCATATTTTCGCTGGTGTCATTGTAATAAACACATGGCAGGTTTGCCGCATCACATCGTTTTTGATTAAGATCAGCTTGTTCTTTTCTTAACTCTATTCCAGAAAATTGCATACCTATGGAACCAGCGACAAAACCAAAAACTGTATCTCCAGCGAATGGATCAAAAACAAAACCATCTTTTTTGCCAAACCATGTAACAATAATTTCGGCCAAAACAGGGTCTAAAAGACTGACGCCGTTATTTACATCACCAAGCATTCCACCATTTGCCAAAGTGTCTTCTCTTGTTTCGCCTTCGTCACCAATTAACGTGCGCCACTTTCGTTTTCTTTCAAGCCAAGTTCCTTTTCTTGTATCCAATACACTGAAAGGCGGCTCACCATAGTTTTCAACCATACTGCCGGAAACACCGTCAGAATATTTTTCATCTTTCTCATCGAATAGCTTTGCTAGTTCATCCAAAGAAAAACCAGTTTTCTCTAAATTGAAATTTAAATCACCTAACTCTTTAAATTCAATTTTTAAAAGCGTTTCATCCCATCCAGCGTTTAGCCCCAGCTTGTTATCGGCAATGACATAGGCTTTCTTCTGGGCGTCAGACCAACCAACAGCAGTAATACAGGGAACCTCTTTCAAACCGAGCTTTTGCGCAGCGAGAAGTCTGCCATGCCCAGCAATAATTTCTCCATCTATGTCAACAAGGATTGGATTGGTAAAACCCCACTCATTAATGCTGGCTGCTATTTGCGCAACCTGTTCATCGCTGTGTGTTCTACTATTTCGTGCATAAGGTATAATGCTTCCTATGCTTCTGCGTTCCACTTTATCTGCTGGCCAGTTTTGTTTGTTCATCGTTTACGTCCTTTTCAGGGTGCGCTAATAAAAAGACAGAGGGAAGTTTTGGGAGGATTTCCCTCTGTCATAGGTGGCGGTCAACAACAGGACAAGTTGACCAGAGCAGACTGTCTGGAAGAACAGTATCTGAATTTAAGCATACAATTGCTCATTTTGCAACCTTGCCGCTTTTTTGTACCGATTAAGATCAACCTCAGTAATCATACCAGTCGCCAGCATAGACTGCGCCCGTTTACCGCTTAACCACGTTTCACAAACTGGATGACCGCCTTGGATGCGCTTTGCATTAATTGTAACCGGGTTTAAAAGCCATTCGCTTTCGCTGCTTTGATTTGCAAAAACAGGCTTGGCTTTTCGTATTTGCTGCGCCGCTTTCGATAGCTCCTTAGCTGTGGGCCATGTTCGAGTTTCTAAGTTACCCAGCACGGCCTCTTCAAACTCTTCAAACCAATCAGTCAAATTGTAGCTTGGAGCTACCTTGTTTATGCACTTGGCAAGGAACGTGGCTTCATCCTTAATTGCTTGTGCTTGGCCTGTCAGCGCCCGTGGTGGGTTAAGGCGGCTGAGAAGTTTAAGTGTTAATTCCTGTATCTGTTCATCACGCATTTGGCTTTACCATTTCTGCAAATATCTTATGCACTAAGTTCTGTTGATCTTGTTCGCTGTCTGCTTGAGCGAATATTTCATCATCCCATCTTTCTTGATTTAACCATGTAGCTGGATGCGGGATGAACTTTTTGTCTTTGCCATCTACACTCGCCGCAAACAAAGCGGCTTTGGAAATAATAACATCAGGGTCGGTCTTTGCAACTGCAACTTCCCAAGCCTTTCGTGCTGATCCTTTCGCTGTCTTTCTTGGAAAGCATTTATAAAAATCATCAAACTTTTCGACCAATATATTATCTTCTATTCCAAGGTTCTTTCTTCCAAGGTTATTCATGCGCAGATTTTGCGTATGCCCATGCGCAGCTTTTGCCGTAGGTATACGCAGATTTTGCGCATCGGTATGGAAGTCCTGGGAACTCTTAAGAAGTAGCTGGTAGCTATTAGAAGTCTTGCCACCTTCCGGACGAAACCTTTGTGTCACCTGTATGAGGCCAAGCCCTGCTAAATCTGCTATATGTTTTTCAACTGATCGCCGGGACATTCTGCAAACCTTTGCCAGCCTGTTTATGCTAGGAAAACACAAGCCAGTTTCGCCGTTGTGGTGGTTAGCTATCCAATACAGAACAATCTTAGGGGCAGGGGCTAAGTCCTGCTCCATAGCAAGTGCCGTCATTTGGTGCGACATTACCCTTCCCTTTCAAAGTATTCCGAAACCTTCTTCACAGTATCATACTGCATATTTTCACCCCCGGTTAAAAATTTATATATTGTCGGGCGAGTCAAACCTGTTTCCCTAGCAATCTTGCTCATGTTTACGTCAACCAACTTTTCACGAATTTCGTCTGGCGTTAGCATTTAAATCTCCATCAATTATTTGCAATTTATGCTTTACACCCGCATTTATCTATTGTAAACCCCAAGATGCAGACAATGGGAGAAATAACAATGAACGCACAAGATAAAGAGTTATTAATTAGCAATATGTATACATTGCTAACCGAACACTGGATGGAAGTTTCGAAAAAATTTGAACAGAAAGAAATTAGCTTTGACGAATACAACAAGCTAAACTTTCCTGTCGGTGCAATCGAAAAAATAAGCAAAACAATAAGAGACTTTAAGGGAGATCAATAATGACCGAGATCAAAAAATTCCACGATGCTATGGAGCTTGTCAGTGAGTTAAATAAATCTCACGGCGTTATGCAAAAGGGCGGCAAATCATACACAGAGGTTTCCACACGAATGGAAGCCTTCCGCATTACGTTTGGCGGCAACTACGGCATCGAAACAGAGTTGGTTTATAATGACCAACAAACAGTGGTGGTTCGAGCGATCATCAAAGACAAAGACGGATTTATTGTTGGCTCGGGACTTGCGGAAGAAATACGCGGTTCATCGTACATAACCAAAACATCAGCCTTGGAAGTCTGCGAAACATCTGCAATTGGACGCGCATTGGCTTCGCTTGGGCTACATGGCGGCACATATGCGTCTGCTAACGAAATGGTAGGTGTTGAACGCAAAAACGAAACAATAGCTCCAAAGCATACCCCAATGAGCATAGCGCCAGAAGACCGGGTGCAAGCGGTTGTTGATTTCTATAG